ATTTATTCACGCTATGGCGATTGCAGTAACGACGATGCCGACTAGGTGTTTGAGTTTTCAGGTAATTTTTACTGGAGCTGAGACATACGACGAAGAAGACGAACCCAATGTGCATGGAGGTGCGATGTGGGCACGGATGCCGATTACAGCGTTGGTAGGAGACACCCCTTTCGAGGAGTGGCCCGAGCCTATGCCTGTATGGGCAGCACAGCCTTGGGATTGCAGTTCAAGGGATCACGCTGTGTACGTGCTTGATAGAGCCACACCATGCCCTTGGCTAGCAAAAATAGACGGGGAAATGTACCCCGCGAAGTATATGTTCACGGTGGACTATACAAACAACGAGATTGCTGATGACCCTGCACAACATAAGCAGAGTCATGTGATGGAGCTACTGGATGCCGGTGAGTGGACGGGCAATATTATAGCTCTACCAAATAATAGGGTGCGGGTGACACATCCCGCTTGGTTTGAAACGGGAGAGGGCGCACCAGATTTTCGCCCATCTCAGCACATTCACTACAGTAAGTCTGATCTGGACTACACGCTGGACGTGAATCAGGTGTTTGACAACTTGTACGCGGAGAAAGACGATGAAGATGAAGTCTAAAATGAGCACCAAAGGCGGTGCTATGGGCGGGCCTAGAAAGTTTAATACGGGCGATCAGGTAAAGAAAAAGAAAAAAAGTAAGTTCCCAGACCTGAATAAAGACGGCAAGGTTACGCAAGCTGATATTCTGCAAGGTAGAGGCATTATAGGTGGGCGCAGTGCAGCGGCAAAAAGAAAAGCCGCAGAGCCAAAGAAACCCGCGAAGAAAAAAACTCGTATGAGTATGAAAGACATGCTCATGCCCGGAATGACCACCGCGAAAATTCCTGCAAGTGCAATGGAAAAACCGACTGACCAAGTTTTCAAGAAAGGTGGCATGAAAGCTAAGGGCATGGCTGGCGGCGGTAAAATGAAAGCTAAGGGCATGAAAGCTGGTGGCAAGATGAAAGCCAAAGGCATGAAAGCTGGTGGCAAGATGAAAGCCAAAGGCATGAAAGCCGGTGGTATGAAGTCTAAGGGCTATGCCGTAGGCGGTATGAAGTCTAAGGGCTATGCCGTAGGCGGTATGAAGTCCAAGATGGCTACTAAGAAGAAGCCTACTAAGCAGAAGGTTCGCGGTGCCGGTATCGCTCGCAAGGGTGTACGTCCAGCGAAGATGCGATGAGACGTTATTATAAGTCAGGCGGTAAGGTGAAGTCGGGCGGCAAGATCTGCCCGAAAGGTAAGGCGTGGGCCAAGCGCACGTTTGATACCTACCCGTCTGCTTATGCGAACATGGCAGCTTCTAAGTATTGCAAAGACCCTAACTATGCTAAGGGCAGCAAGAAGAAGAGTAAGTAATGGGTCAGCTTAAACAGTGGCGGGATCAGCAGTGGGTTCGTATTGGCACCGATGGCAAGATCAAAGGGCCGTGCGGCACGTCAAAAGACAAAAAGAACCCAGATCGCTGCCTACCTAAAGCTAAAGCACAGTCACTGAGCCAGTCTGAGCGTGCTACTACGGCACGTAAGAAGAAAAAGGCAGGTGCCACAGGGCAGCAGGTAGTATCTAATACTCCCAAAGCCAAGGTTAAAACAGCGAAAGCTGGTGGCCCAATACGCGCAAATCATAAAGGTTGTGGCGCAGTAATGAACAAGCGTAGGAAGAAAACGCTGTACGTACAAGGTAATAGGCCATGACAACATCTGGAACAACAGCATTTGATATGGACTTCACGGAGATCGCTGAAGAAGCGTGGGAGCGTGCGGGCCGTGAAATGCGTTCTGGGTATGACTTACGCACCGCTAGACGCTCTATGAACCTGATGACCATTGAGTGGCAGAATCGTGGTATCAACTTGTGGACGATTGACGAGGGTACAGTCACGATGGTTAAGGGCACAAGTCAGTATGATTTGCCTGCCGATACTATTGACCTGCTAGAGCAAGTCATACGAACAAACAGTGGGAACACCACCACGCAGTCTGATTTGACTATAAGCCGTATTAGCGTCAGTACATACGCATCCATACCTAACAAGCTAACAGAAGGTAGGCCGATTCAAGTTTACGTAGAACGTCTTAGAGATAACCCTAAGATCAACGTGTGGCCTGTACCCGATAAAAACGACGAGTACATATTCAAGTATTATCGTATGCGGCGTATCCAAGATGCAGGAAGCGGTGTAGAAACTGCCGATATGAACTTTAGATTCCTTCCTTGTTTAGTGGCTGGTTTGGCGTACCACATATCTATGAAAGATCCAGATTTAGCTCCACGTATACCGCTACTAAAAGAAGTGTACGAGGAACAGTTTGCGTTGGCAGCAGGAGAGGATAGGACAAAAACGGCTGCACGTTTTGTACCGCGCATGAGTTATGTCTAATAGGTTCGCATCTACTAAAAGAGCTATTGCTGAATGCGACATTTGTGGGTTTCAGTATAAGCTACGTGAATTAAAAAACTTAATACGTAAAGGACAAGACACAAATCTAAAAGCATGTCCAGAATGTTGGAGTCCAGATCATCCACAGTTAAAGTTAGGTGAGTTTCCAGTAGATGACCCGCAAGCCATCCGAAACCCACGTCCTGATAGGAGTCTAGGTGAAGCGGGTGAAAATAGCAGTAGACAGATACAATGGGGATGGAACCCTGTGGGTGCAGGGGATGACCCTTTCGGATTAACTCCTAATGACTTAGTAGCAACTGGTCAAATAGGAACAGTGACGGTGACAACAACTTAGAGTACAGTTATGAAAAAAGACAGCAAAATCAAAGAAGTAAAAGAAGCACCTAAGCCTGATATGAAAGGTGTTAAGACCACTGGAATCAAAGTTCGTGGTACAGGCGCTGCTACAAAAGGGCTTATGGCCCGTGGCCCTATGGCGTAAAACATGAATTACACCGAGCTAAAAACAAACATTGAAGACATTTGTGAGCTTACGTTTACCGATGCCCAGCTCGCTATGTTTACGCAACAGGCAGAACAGAAAATATATAACGCTGTGCAACTACCTGCGTTACGTAAGAATGTTACTGGCACCGCCGCTTCCAATAACAAATACTTGTCAGTGCCTACTGATTTTTTGTACGTGTATAGCATTGCAGTAGTAGATGGTAGTAGTAACTATCATTTTTTACTGAATAAAGACGTTAATTTTATACGTGAGGCGTACCCTGTTGCAGCTACTACAGGGCTACCAAAGCATTACGGCATTTTTAACGACGATGCGTTTATATTAGGCCCAACACCCGATTCAAATTATACGTTTGAGTTGCATTACGGGTATTACCCTGAGTCCATTGTTACTGCAACCACCACTTATCTTGGAGATGAGTTTGATTCTGCACTGTTGAATGGTGCTTTGGTTGAAGCTATACGATTTATGAAAGGTGAGCCTGACATGGTGGCTATGTATGACAAGTTTTATGCAGCTTCTATGGTACTGCTTCAGACGTTAGGTGATGGAAAACTACGGTCTGACACCTATCGTTCAGGACAAACGCGAATGCAGGTGATGTAACGTGTTTTTACGCGCTCCGCAGATAGAAGTAGGAAATGTTTCCGTAGCCACTACAGAGAACAAGGGGCACGATCCTGAGTTTTGGGCACAAGTAGCGGCAGATAAAATTGTAAGTGTTGGTAATAGCTGCCACCCTGTAATAGCACAGCAGGCAGAAGCATTCAAAGAAGCGGTCAGAGCCACGGCTTTGCACTACATAAAAGAAGCAGTAAAGAGCGATAGAACAACTCTTATTGCAGAGTTAGAACGCCAAGGTCATAAAGACATGGCAGACATAATTAGGAGTTTGTGATGGCTATATCGACGGCTATGTGCACATCGTTTAAGCAAGAATTACTTGTGGGCACACATAATTTTACTGCCACTTCTGGCAATACGTTCAAGCTAGCTTTATACACAAGTTCGGCTTCTTTGGACGCAAGCACCACTGCTTACTCAACGTCTAACGAAGTGTCTGGTACAGGGTATACAGCGGCAGGTGCAGCGTTAACTAGCGTAACGCCTACAACGTCAGGAACTACGGCGTTTTGCGATTTTGCTAACCTTACGTTCAGTTCGAGCACCATCACCGCAAACGGTGCATTGATCTATAACGATACTCAGTCAGACAAAGCTGTTTGCACATTAGCATTTGGTGGAGATAAAACTTCTACCTCTGGTGATTTTACTATCTCGTTTCCAACCGCAGATGCTAGTAACGCAATCATTCGTATTGCCTAAGTCATGGCAAATGTCACCGGCTGGGGCAGAGGCACTTGGGGTGAAAGCTCTTGGGGGCAACCCGATCCTGTTGATGTTACAGGTGTTGCGGGTACAGGCGCTATTGGTTCGGTTACAGTTAGTGCAGACGCAAATGTCACTGTCACAGGCGTTTCCAGCACAGGGTCGATTGGGTCAGTTACAGTTACTGAAGGCACAGGAGTCACGTTTTCAGTTACAGGCGTGGCAGCTACTGGGTCTATTGGTTCAGCTACCGTCACAGGTGGTGCGATTGTTAGCGTTACAGGCGTGGCAGCTACTGGGTCTATTGGCTCAGTTACGACTCGTACACAAAATGTTGTTTCTATTACAGGCGTGCAGGCAGATGGTAGTGTTGGTACAGTTACGATTGCAGGAGGTGCTGGAGCCGAAGTTACAGGCGTTGAAGGTACTGGGAGTGCGGCTCAAGTATTGGTGTGGGGTATTATAGATGACAGCCAAACACCAAATTATTCAACTATATCGACAAGTCAAACACCGAGTTGGACTGTGATTACAGACAGTCAAACTCCAAATTGGGAAGAGGTAGCTTAAATGGCAACTTACGTTAACGATTTACGGCTAAAAGAGATTGCCACTGGTGATGAATCAGGTACATGGGGATCCAGTACGAATACTAACCTTGAGTTGATAGGTAACGCTATGGGTGTGGGAGCAGAGGCTATTGCTAATGCCAGCACACATACCATTACGATGGCTGATGGCGTAGCAGATGAGTTTCGCTCTAGTTTCCTGCGACTTACCGGCGGCGGACAAGCCTGCACAGTTACTTTAGCGCCTAACACGTTATCGCATACTTGGATAATGCGGAACGAGACTTCCGCAACGCTTACCCTTACTCAAGGCTCTGGAGCTAATGTAGCTATAACCGCAGGTCAAACCAAAATTGTAGCTACAGATGGGGCAGGTTCTGGTGCGGTTGTTTACGAGATGGACGACCTTGAGCTTGCTGGTAATTTAGTCATTGGTGGCGATCTCACCATTGGAGATGATTTAACAATTACAGACGATTTGAATGTAGGGGACGATATAAACCTTACTTCAGATTCTTCTCTTATTAAGTTTGGTGCGGATGGTGACACGACACTGACCCACACGGATGGAACGGGCCTTACTCTTAACAGCACGAACAAATTAACTTTTGGGGATGCCGCTTCTTTTGTACAGCAATCTAGCGATGGCGTATTGCGTGTTGATGGCGAAGCTACGATTGATCTAAATGCGTCTACGGCTGTCACTGTTAGTAACGATCTTAAACTAGATAGCGATGCTGCTGTATTAGGTTTTGGTGCAGATAATGACGTAACTCTTACGCACGTCGCAGATACCGGCCTATTACTTAACAGCACGATGGCTATTCAGTTCAATGATGCTTCTCAGTTCATTAATGCCCCAAGCGCAACAGTTTTAGATATTAATGCAACAGACGAAATCGAACTTAACGCCACGCTAGTGGATCTAAACGCTAATTTAGATGTATCAGGCACTTACACTGGCGCTGGTTTAATGACTACTGGCGGCAACATAGTTATCCCTGATGCTGGAAACATTGGGTCTGCTAGCGATACAAACGCTATCGCCATAGGCGCTGATGGAGACATAACGCTTACTCAAGATTTAGAATTACAGCATGATGGGGCGATACTGTCTTTTGGTGCTGATGACGACACAACCCTGACTCATACAGATGGCACAGGGCTAACGCTAAATAGCACAAACAAGTTGACCTTTGGGGATGCTGCCTCTTTTGTACAACAGTCTAGCGATGGTGTTCTTAGAGTTGATGGTGAAGCGACCATTGACTTAAATGCGTCCACTGCTGTTACTGTCAGCAACGATCTCAAACTAGACAGTGATTCAGCCGTTCTAGGTTTTGGCGCAGATAATGACACAACTCTCACGCACACAGACGGATCTGGCCTGACGCTGAACTCTACAAACAAGATCATGTTCAATGACGCGAGCCAGTTCATACAAGGCTCAAGTGCGACGGTCTTGGCGCTGGGTGCTACAGATGAGATTGATCTGACTGCTACGGCAATGGATTTCAACGGCACCGTTACGATCTCAGGCGATACAACGCTAGAAGATGGCGCGGATCTAATCACCGCATCCGCAGGCACATCCAACGTCCGAGTAGGTGTCAACGCAGGTAACTCTATAGCTTCTGGCGGCAACTATAACGTGGTTGTGGGCGATGAAGCGGGTACGGCTTTGACTACGGGTGATAACAATGTAGCCATTGGTTTTGAGGCGCTCAAGACTGAGGATGCTAACGGCGATAACGTAGCTGTTGGTTATCAAGCCCTCAAGACACTCAATGCTGGTGCTGATGGTTTCAACACAGCTGTTGGTTATCTGTCTGGGACATCACTATCAACAGGAACTAACAACACCTTACTGGGCAGCTTTTCTGGTGATGCTCTTACTACGGGTCTGAAAAATATAGCGATAGGCCAGAATGCTCTTTCAACAGATACCAAGGGACAATTATCGGTCGCTGTTGGCACAGGCGCATTAGAGACTCAAAACTTCACAACTGCTACAGATGTTTACAATGTAGCGGTTGGGCACGATGCGGGTAATGCAATCACCACAGGTCAGCAGAACACTCTCATCGGAGGTTTATCTGGGGATGCACTTACTACTGGAGAGGCTAATGTTGCACTAGGATACCTAGCTCTTACGGCAGACACAGCAGGGAATGGTTCAGTAGCAATTGGTAAAAATGCTTTAGCCGCACAAAACGTTTCTGGAGATACTCTTAATACAGCAGTAGGCCTTGCCGCAGGAACCTCAGTCACCACGGGAGTCCAGAACACCCTCATTGGTAGTCTTGCAGGTGATGCTTTAACGGATGCAGATTTTAATGCGGCTGTTGGCGTTGGAGCTTTGGGTG